CCTGATCCAGTAATTTACCTATAGTTTTTAAGCCTTTTTCTACAATTACCCCATCTGATACTACATTTTCAACATGAAACATCAAAGCAATTGTTATATCTCCTTCTAGATTTTCACAAGTTTGTATTATTTCTTGCATATGTTTTGCTATATCTGTAAACTTAGTGAAACCAGATTCAGCACTTCTGTCAAAGAATTCTTTGGTCATAACAAAACCAATATCATCTATTATGATATTTTTGATATCAGGTCTGGATTTTGATATTCCTTTTAATATAGCCACAATATCCTCTGATTTTGATGTAACTGCTAAATTCTTTAATGTAGCGCTATAGTTCTTCTCTTCTCTAAATGGTAATTCTTTATCTATTACCTTTATAATATATGTTTCTTTTGAGTTTAAGCTTCTTAAAGATGAAGACTTGCCTGTTCCTGATTCTCCTATAATTATTACGGTTTTTGCCATATTGTTAAATTTTTGGTGGAGGGAGTTCAGCCCACGCACCTGTTTTAAAATTAAATGTTACTGCTACGTTTAATGGACATTCTGTGTATCTTGAAGCTAATACATGCAA